TGCCGCAAAGGTTAAATCCCACATAATAAGCATAGAATCCATCTTAGTAGGCTTTTGCGATACAATGCGGATATCTTTCTCATCAAGTGTGACACCTTTGCCCCCACCTGAAGGGTCTTGCTGGAAAAGCGTTTTACGACGAATTGGGTTGATTGTCTCAAGGTAACTAAGAGGTAGGCGCTTTTTGTCCATAAGCTCCCCTTCAGTCTTGCGAGGGTCATTCCACTTGGCTCCGAGGGGTGAGAAATATGTCTTACGAGCAGTAAACTCCGCAGGTATACAAAGCTCGAAGAAACCGTCTTCCCCTTTATACTTATTGAACAAGTGAGCAATCAAGTCATCATCACCAAGACGCTGACAAATTGCCATTTTGACATCGGTATTAACATCATTACTACGACCGAATAGCTGGTCAGTTACCCAGTTGTTGCGCTCACGACGAATACGCTCGTTTTGATACATCGTTTCATCGATAATGTCATCGATAAGGAATACTGTACCTCCATTACCGATAATCCCAGTATCGGGCGAAGAGATATTGATATCACCACTGGCTGTGTTACTGATTTTCTTTTTGGTTGATTGGTCTTCTGCTAAACGAAAAGAATACGTTGAGCTATCGAGTTTACAATATCTATCTGCATATCTAGGGTTGTTGATAATATTTCGACTTTTGATTAGGTTGGTAGTGCAAAGGTCAAGTTTGTGAGAGGATAGAAAAAATCGCTCTTCAGGGGCAGTTATCCAACGAAATGCTGGGGTACATATAGATGCAATACTTGTCTTGCTATTATGGCTGACTATACCATTAGCTAAGATAAAATTGTCCCATTTACTTACTGAAATGTCATATACTCTGTGAGTACCTGTATATGCTAACGAGATAATTTTGGAGTAATATTCTTCAACTTCACCGTTAATGCCTTTACGCCTACGGTCATGCATCGATATTTTGTCACCTAAATTAAGTTCGCTTACATGACGATACCCTCGGTCAGTAAAAAATCTGTGTTCCAATGTAGCTATCACTGAATACCCAGTATTAAGCCCAATACGGTATGTTTCTTGATATTTATTGTCTAAGTTTGCAGTTACAGTACCCTCTACTTTTATTTTCCGTTTAATGTCGAAGGACGCAACTTTATCACCAACCTTAATTGCTTCTATAGGTTTAGTTGAGCCATCCCACATTCTTATTTCTGTACCACGCTTGAGACAGCTACGTGGAGATACAGTAATTGCGAGTTTTCTTATTTGTCTTTTTAGTGCTGCTTCGATATGTTCAGCAATAATATCAATGTGCCAGTTACTTACTAATGGAGTACCTTCATATAAGTCCCATGCCCAAGGTACAAAATGTCTTAATTTTTTACTTGCTTTTTCTGCCAAAACATCATCTAGTGCGTCACTCATCCTGCGGAGTTCGGCTTCGCTCATGTCATTGGAGTTTTTCTGTGTGGTTCGAGAGATTGCCATGAAAACGTATGTATGCTATGTTATATTGATTAAGTATATCACTAGCTAAAAGTATGACTGACCATATTATTGCATTTCTTCAAGACGCAAGACGATTATCTCTCGAACAAAAGGATGCTGGACAAAACAGCAGAGAACTTTCCATCGTACTGACTCATATTGATACGGCTATTCTTTGGCGACAAGAAGATTTAAGATTAAAGGCTGAAAAAGAGGTGGAATATTATAACAATCTATAAATATGGCTCGATTCAAAGTTCAGATTAAAGACAGCATACTCAAGCAGCCAGTCAAGCGCTACATTCCACCTGATACTATTGGTGTGCAGTTTTTAATTGACTTTGCTAAGTGTGATGCTAAAAATCCGCGTACTATCGAGTACTTGAAGGTCATCATGCCATCAGAAAAGAATGTTGCAGCAGCTAATGCAGTGATGGTTTGGATAGTCCCGCATAAAGAACTGGACTTGAAGCTATATAGCCCTAAGCAGGGCGTGGTAGAGTACATTGATAGCAACCTTACTCCGTTCGGGGTGCAGAAAAAAGAGATTAGGAGAAGTAATGACTAGAGCATCGGGAAGTATAGGCGGCAATAACATCGAGCAAAAGCTGCAATCACTACGCAATTTGAATAGTGAACAGCCTGAAATGCAAAAGATAACGGTACATAAGCTTAACAAGACAAGCTGGGTGAACTGGACTGATATTAAACGGGCATATATTCTTGGCAAGCGTATCGAGGAGTTCGACGAGGAGACTGGACATACGCGAATTTGGTCTGAGAGTTACAATCTGCAAGTTCTTGCAGAGGAGTTTGGTGTTGGGGTCAGTCAGCTAACAAAGAAATCTGCTATTGAAGGTTGGGGACAATTGCGTGATAGCTACTTGGCGCGAGTACAGGAAGAGGCGCTTGGTACTGAGCTTGGTTATTTTACTAATGAGGAAAGTGAGACTGAAGCGAACAGCTTGGCTATCATTCGTAAGGGGATGAAGCTGATTAACTTGGGACTTGAGCAAGAGTATGGCGATTTACTTGAGGCTGTGGACGCTGATGGTGATGTGAACTTGCGCGAATATAGTAAGGTCAACTTGAAAGCGCTAGCCGAAGGAATCAAAGGGCTGAAGATGCTGCATGAGATGCACGGTAAAGTGATGGAGCAAGCACCCAAAACTAATCAAGAGCTATTGGAGCAACTGAATCGCAGCAAGACAGTCGAGAGGTTGAAAAATCCTAAAGAGCGTGAGAAACTGCAAAAGGAGTTACAAAAGAAATTGCAACTCCTCAGTCAAATTGAGGAAGATGATGATGACTAAGCTAAGTCGTCCATAGCTTGATAAGCTCTACGTCTTTTGTACAGAGTATTACTGACTTTTGCAGCATTTTCACCCGCAAGACCTAAGCTTCCACCGACAACTCCACCTGCGGCAGTATTGCCAAGAACTTTACCAAGGCGACCTAAACCTGTAGTGTTTGCCTTTTCTTCTTCTGACTCACCAATACCTGCACCTCTAGCTAGTCCAGCCGCCGCACCTAGACCACCTCCAATCTGTACACCTCTAGTTGCGCCAAATGCTTTGGCAGTATCTTTAAGTGCGCCTCCAGCAGCTCTAGCGTCATTGAGATAGGGTCTAGCTTTATTTAGCATTGAAGGTAATGGGTTTGTAAATCCAAAATTAGCAAAATGTTGCATTTGTTTTTGTTGTGTAAAATTAATACGACTATTATATCCTGTCATAAATGGATTGCCTAATACTTTGCGATGTGTAAGATATTTCAGCATTGCTTGGTCATCAGAATTATTGATAGGTTCAATAGAGGCATTGTCAATCAACTTCACCTCTCTGCCGTTCGGTTTGCTTTTTACTATGTTACCTTCGTGAATATCCGTGTGACCTAAACCACTATCTTTTACTAAGCGGTTTTGCTGCCTGCCTATTTGAGAGCCTAATTTATATTGTTCTTTAGCTGACATATCTTTCATTCTCACAGGACTACCAGCATAATCTTGTGAGTAGCTAATCATATTGCCACGTTCACGGTAATTATCAACAGGAGGAACTATTGGTGTGCGCTGAGAAGCAATATCTGCTAACCTATATTCTTTTCTGGCAGCATTTTGAATAATGTCTTTGTACTTGTAATCATCAGTTAAGTTATCAATGCGTACCTTGTTTGTGGCAGGGAAGTGCAGTACACGTTTGTCTGGTGTGAGGAGAAGAGCTTTGGCGTTACGGATACGTGCGAATAAGGAGATGGTCATAGTTAGAATACTTTATAGAGAATATCGGGGTTGGCAGCCATAATTCTCTTACTTTCTTCAGATAACTTAGATTTATCTGAAGTGCAGAAGTAGAGTTTGGTGTTGGAGCCGTAGTGCATTGAGTAGTGCCTGAGTTGAGAAATGCTTTCCTTCAAGCTGTTCGAGTCATTTTTCCTTTTGACTTCTACTACGTGTATCCTGAGTTCTCCGCTTGGCAGATACTCTTTGATAATTATATCTGCTCTGCCGTATGGATTTTTGACCTCTTGCTGCACAACGTAACCACTGGAACGGAAAAAACTAGCGATACGTTCTCTAGTGACCTTCTCAAGCTCCAACTTTGTTTTAGTTGGCATCAGACTCACCCCAATATAATTTCTCAGCTTCGAGTCTTGCAATTAATGCTTCATCGTAGGTGTCGAAAGTCCCTAATCTTATTTGTTGCCTATTGACACTTATGCAAGCAATGTACCTGCCAGATTTTGCGACTCTTATACCACTACCGCTTTTCCTGAGTTTATTTGTAAGTCTTTTTTTATATTCAGGGTCAGACCACATTTTTGCAGAATGTTCCCCTCTTTTAAGCCTTTCTTCGTTTAGTTTATACTCCCCACCCCAGTAGTATTCTTCAGCCTTCAGCCTTGCCACTAAAGCTTGCTCATGCGTATCAAAGACTCCAAGATTTATTTGTTTGTGCCTGTTGGATATTCTTGCCCTATATTTTCCACTTTTTGTAGAGGATATTCCGCCACCACTTATTCTTTTTTGGCTTGTAAGTTTAAGTTTGTATTCTGGATTATCCCATCTTTCTAAGCTAGCCCCAACTATCTTCTCCCTGTATTCTGGGTCTTGCCATAATTTTTTACCTCTCGCACTATTTTTAGCTAGAACTTCTGGTTTATTGATAGCCTCTTTGTGATTTTTTACATTATTAGGATTTAGCCATCTATCTTTACCCGCTTTTTCTGCCTTAGCCCTATACTCTGGGTCTTGCCACAAAGCTTTAAATCGTTCACCCGCCGCAGCACGACTTTCTTCTGACCTAGGGTTAGCTTTTATAGACGCAATCATCTTAGCCCTAATTTCATCGGAGATTACAGTCATATCTACTGTTGTTGCAATATTGAACAGGCAATCCCAATTTTCTGAGTAGGAATCTAAAATCTCTTGCTCTATAGTCCTGATTATCTCTACAGTGGCATTTTCAACTTTTTCTAATATCTCAAACACAAAACTAACTTTTCCGTACTTATTCCAAGCATTTTGAAGATGGCTGTTTGTGTGCTTATTATATTTTAAATGGGTTTTGTGGTTTGTGAATCTCCTTTCAATGCTTAGACTTGAGCCAATGTACTTTTTACCGTTAGCTAGGCAAGTGATTTGGTATATTCCTGCTGTTTTCATAATGTTGTACCAATTGGTCAGTATTCGCTCGTCACGGCACTTTTATTATCTTTAGCTCTTGATACGGTCTAGTAACTCTTTGGATTCATTAGCCTTGGATAGCGCCTTGGGCATGAGAGGTGGTTTAGCTACGCTTTTCAGCATCTTTTTGTCGGCTCTTTTGCCTGTCGTTCCTTTTAGTTCTTCCAGTTTAGGGGGAAAGATGCTAGGTAGTTTGGTGTCGGGCTTCTTGGTAGCTGTGGTGTCGTCAGTGTTCATGTTAGTCATATTTGAATTTATTGTGGTGTTTTTGCTGAATCAATGTGCTGGCATAATCGAGAATACTGAAGAGAGCATTTTTGATTATTTTTTCTTTCAGCAACTCAGAATAAAAAACGTGTTTGTATTCGGGAATGCAAAGTTTAGCTAGTTCTTTTATTGTACCCTCAAAATCAACGTCGTCGGGTATCTCGAACCACTCATTGTAGAAATCAAAGGCATTAGACAGTTCTGCTTTGGTGAGAAATTCCTCGAAAGCAACAAGCACGATAGAGAGCTGACTAGATACATCGTCATACCAGATGTCAGGAATTGGTAGTCGCACAAAAGCGTTTTGACATAGAGGTGATGCTGCTTGGGTTACGATAGCTAGTTTGTTGCTGGGATGAATGCAGATTTGTATTTGTTGTCTGCGGGTGATTTTAGTTTGTGTCATGTTTTTATTTGTTGGTGTACCATAATACTCGGTTAACATCTGGCTTAGGGTTGTAGCCTAATTCTTCAAGCCACACTTTTAGTTTTTGTTCTGTGACATCAGGTAGCTCGGAAAAAATGTCTGCTATGACTTTGAACTTGACTCGTTTAGCTTTTTTGTGTTGGCTGAAATATTCGTCTAACTCATTTTGCAATAGTAGCTTGTAATCTTGATGAACATTGTCTCGCTTAGTTAAAGCTCGGCGCAATCCTTTAAATAGATTTGCAAAGTGGACATCCTTAGAGCCAAAGAAATCTTCGAGACGTATAGATAACTGCAAAATTACCGAATCACTCTGACCACATATTTCGCCCCTGTAAGCTACTTTGTCTCCTATAAGGCTAAAGTCTTCAATAAGGTACTTGTAAGCGTCCATACTAAAGAACATACCTAGCTCTGTGGGCGTTACTGAGTTAGTTTTGTTACTTGCAATAGTTGTTATCAGAGATTTTATTTCTGACATTTGCTTTTGCATACTAACAAAGCCGCCTATGAGAACACTAGCTAAAGGTCTATCTGTCTCACTAAACAGTTGCAAAATGCCTTCTTCATCCGTTGGGCTACGCCACAAGCTTTTTTCTACTTGGGCGACAAGAGCTAAATTCTCGTCCATCACTGACGTTAGTTACATTTAATTAGTTTACTATTATTATATTAGCACACCTGTTAGCAATACTCTTGCGATTATGTTGCTAATCAAATAAGGCAGTTTCATAATTGTTTGGGTTAGATACGAAGAATTTGCTAACTAAATACACTGTTTTGCTAATCGATGTTAAGGCTGAAACCCTTACACAGCCTAGTTGCTAATTGAATAAAGTTAACCTATATACTTCTACTTCTTCTTCTTCTGGAGGTCAACTCTTGACGGCGTAGCCTAGCCCATCGGCAATGAGATATTACCTTAGTATCTTGATTGTTTAGCATAGGAATCTACCTGTTTTGCCATACTATCTAGGTAAATTCATATTATGTATGAATGTTCGAGTAATATCGAACAATGTTACTAAATTGCTAAAAGTATAAGATATGCTTATGTGTTAGGGGTGGATATAGATGATGGTCGATATATCGAGGGAGTAGAAGCAAATGATAATCATTCTCATTTTCACTTTATTCTCCCGTATACGAGAAGCACACGATACAATCTCTTCTATCCCTCACACAAATATCACATATCCCTTATCTATCTCTAAGTCAAATATCATTCTTTTCATTATAAATTCAGTATCATACGACACAGACTAAGCTACATTCTATACTGTATAATGCTTTCAGCGCATAAATAAAGCGTTCAGACAACTTTCACTAAGGAGAAATAAAAAAGAACCTCACATAGCCTCACGTAGTTGCCTCACATAACGAACATGAAAATAATATAAGAGGGTGTCGAGCAAATAAAAAAATATCTGATTAATTTTGAAGAGATAAGCCTAGTCAATATGTCCACACATACAAACAGAGCTAAGCAGACATACAAAACACTAGAGAGGTCAAAAAGTGGCACTGTAGAGAGATATCAAGTTAACCGCTAATAGGAATACCGCGCACGATACTATATATAGTTACAGCTTAACATTTCGTTACAATCCTGTAAGTTATACTGCAAACCAAATACAACCTTTTTCAAGGTATAAAAGCAAAAAAGTTTATTTAGGGTATTGCAATTTTAGATTAACCCTGATAACTTGATTTACATGGGATACGAGATAAGCAAAGCCAAGCAGTCAAACGCAAAGCCAAGCGCTCTAACTCATAGCCTACCTAGTTTCTAGCTAACTCAAAAAGATTTTTTCTAAAAGGGTTGACATTCAAAAGAAACTATGGGAAGCTAACTAGCAAGCAATCAGTAAACCGCTTTTAGAGCGATACATCTACTAACATTAGAACTGGTTGTTAAAACAAAAGCACCTTGAAAATTTAATAACAAAAACCGTTTGTAATTGAAACGTGAAAGTAGCTACAAAGTTACGAGTAACAAAGTAAACGGTTATCTAAGCGCTGTAAAGCCTAATAAGTCCTGATAGTAAGGCATAAGGTAGTAAGACGGGTTAGATAGGTTATACAAGTAGTGTATATCAAAACATGAAGTATAACGCAAGATTGTAGCCTATTGGCATAGTGTGAGGTGAAAAACCTTGTAACACTTATACTGTAAGCCATACCCGTTATTAACCCTATGGCTAAATAAAATTATCCCTAGAAAAAATTTCGCAAAACTTTAAGTATAAGTCACACTGTAAGCGCTTAAAACCTACCATACGACCGTAAGGGAGTTGAATATCGCGCTATACAAAACACTTCTATTTCTGTCTGTATTCCTTACTGTGCTGTACTTACTACACTAAGGAGAATACAAAATGATTGGACTGCCTTTAATGTATGTTCATGGTTTAATTGTCAGACGTAAATTTAACATGATTTATTTCTACGGTATTAAACGAGTAAATAATAAGAGAGTACATGATTTGTTATTCTCTTTCCATCTTCTTAATCATTCTGGGTTAGGTGGTTTTCTAAAGTCTAAAAATGTTTGTCAGTATTGGATTAAGCAAGTTTACATAAAATTAAACAGCTTAACATTGGTTGATTAATAACTCACTACAGCACAGCAAAGAGTACAGATAGAAATAGATAGAACGAGACTACTTAACTTAAAACAATTAAGGCATACCATACAGGCTACTAGCTGCAAAATTGCTAGAGATTGCTGATACATACTATCAGGTCTAACACTGTCATTTGCTACTGTAACTTGGTTAATTTAGTCTAGTCCTAACTGTGCTGTAATTCGCTTACGCTCATTTGTAAATAATATAGGAGATAAGGTAATGCTGAAAATAACAATTTTATTTTATAAATGGCTTTCGTTTGCAATTCTTTTAGAAGTTCATAACAATGCCTATATGTGTTTTATTCCTGATTACTCTCTTAGTGATTGGGATAAACAGTTGCACTATATTGCTCAAGAGAAACTTAGTGATGCTTGGTTTTCTCTGACTAATGAAATTTATACTCAGATATTTAAAAACAAATAAACAAAGTAAATACAGCACAGCTAAGACTAGCACTTTGCTAGTTGTTATCGTGAGGTTATATGTATTTCAACATTGTCCAAAAACAATATCGTGGTTTTTGGTTCTGCCATAACTTCGATGTTGCGGAATCTCCTAAGTATATCGATGTATGCTTCTATTGTTTACGTCGTGAGGTTTACTTTGTATGACTATTATTGAACTTGCCAATAATGGCGACTATGACGCTTTAGAAAAGCTTGGATTTTTCGGTACAGATGCAAGCTTAGAGATAAGCATGGATGAGTATCAACTTGCTATAAAGCAATGTGTAAGCTCTGTTGACAGTTTACCTACAGATAACTACATCGCTCTATACAAGAACTCTCAAAATGAATGGGAGTGCAACCAAGAAACGGATGAGTGCTTTATGGAACCGTTCTATGAGTCATGGTTTGAGAAAGAGGCTTTTCTGTCCTTTGTTGGCAGTACAGAAACTGATTGGCTAACCTTACCTTTAATCATCAAACTTAGCGATATGATTAGTTTCTACGGTACTCAAAATATTATGGGATGCTAAGAGTATTCACCTAAAAGTGTATATCTCTACTAACCGCTAAAACAGTCTATAGGGCTGGAATCGAATGAACAAACGTCAAATTATAGCTGAAGGGCTACAACGTGGCTACAGCATCGCAAAATCGATTGACCTTGTAGATATAGGTGATTATGGCGATGGTCAATTTCTAGATGAGCGTGAAAAAGTCAAGATTACGTCTGATAATTGGCTAGAGTTCCATGCTAACTATGCCTATGATTGCGAGTCTAATGATAGACAGTTTAGCCCTTTTGAGTTCTTGGCTAGGGACATTAACACGACTGAAGATAATCCTAGAATTAAGTTTGAGCCTTGGCTAGAATTTGATGAAGCAATCGGGCGTGGTATCCGCAAAGCTCTTAAAGAGCGATGGAAGTCTGTACAGTTCACCAAAGAAGATTATTGGAAAAACTTTGATGGTAGTCGTGATTTGTTTGATGCAGTATGGCGCAAATTGAGAAGCTATACCAAGTCCTCTATCGATTTGGATTGGAACGATAACAAGGAAGTTGAACAATGGCTAGAAACTCTAGCTAGCGAACTTGTGAATGATTCTAGTAGCAGGTTTTATATCTATGGCTAACAACTACGTTCGCAAAACCCGTGATTTGTGGGATATCCTCGGTAACTACGGGCAAGGTTGGGAAGTGCTAACTTGTGCCACTTCCCTAAAAGAAAAGCGTGAACTCATGAGAGACTATCGGGAAAACGAAGGTATTCCGCTAAAGTCTAGAAAATATAGACAAAAAATCGCTAACTAGCATAACTTGACTTTTTCCTAACTGCCTGTAAGCTTTATGTTTATTGGCAGTCAAGAGCAAAGTAGTTAACACTTATAGCGCTCTTTTCACTAAAACTAAAACTAGCTATAGGCTAGGAATTACAATGACTCAAGTTATTACTAGAACTTCTGATACAGATGAAGTTATCGGTATCTACGATGTAGAGATTAAGCATCTACGCAATCCCATTGCAAACCACAGTGAAGATTGGCAGGACAAAGCCGATGCTTGGCTTGTGACTATTAACACTCAAGTGTTTGAGTATTTTACAGGGATTGGTCATCGTGTTGAAAAAATGCCTAGGTCATTTGTACAGTCTAGAGGGCATAAATGGGACAGATACAGCTTTCCCAAAAATATCGAGTTATCAAAACCTGTAGAACCCAGTCTAGATAATGTGTTGGATTGTCTAGTGTCCGATGCTCTAAGTAGCGCCCAAAATTTCGATGATTGGTGCGATAACTTTGGGTATAGTATCGATTCTCGCAAGGCTCTTGAAATCTATATAACTTGTCAAAAGACAGCCAAAAAATTGAGACTCGCTAGAGTTCCAATTGACAAGGAAGCAGAACGTCTACAGGATTATTAACTAGAGTTTTCCTAGCAGTATCCGCTTGGGTATTGCTAAGAGCAATAGAATGCTCTTTTCAACTAACGTAGTTTTCAACCACTTACTGTAAATAAAACAGGAATCAAATCTCATGGTTCGTATCAAACGTGTATTCTCTAACGCTTC